CCTGACGTTAAGGCATTACCTGTTAAACGGCCTATCAACGTATTATTATCACCTGTCATAGTAGCACCAGAAGCAGCATTAGATCCAACAATAGTACATTGCGTTATAGATGTGGCACCATCTCCAGCATTAACACCTATGATTACATTTTCATCTGCAGTTAATTGTAAACCAGCATTATTACCTATAACTACGTTATCAACGGATTGGCCTGTAGTTAAAGCATTATGACCAATAGCAATATTACCACCCTGAGTTGTTAGGTTTGATCCAGCCGAATCACCAATAACTACATTATGAAGGGCTGTGGTAATAGCATCACCAGCAAAACAACCAATAGCTATGTTTTCTGATGCTGCACCTTGAAGAACATTCAAGGCGTTTGTACCAATAGCTACGTTTCTATCGCCTGATAATCTATTACTACTACTACTTGCAGCAGCACCAACGCCAATAAAGACATTATTTTGACCAGTTGAAAGATCTACACCTGCTTGATAACCTATGGCAATATTGTTAGCATCTGCGGTAGAAGTAAAATTTTGATTGCTTAATGCAGTATAACCTATAGCAACACTTTGATCACCTTTTGTATCAGCATCTAATGCAAGATGACCTACCGCAATATTAAAACTTGCAGGAGATGTGAGAGAAGTACCAGCCGCATCACCTATAAGTACATTAGAGTTATTACCACTAACTAAGGCAGCACCTGCATCTTCGCCAAATCTAGTATTGTTCGTTCCTGCATCTACTGACATAATAGTGCCGTTAGATTTGATGCGCATGCGTTCTGCAATATTATCTGCACTGCTGGTTCTAAAAGTTATAAAACCATCGTCTTTATTAGTAGTATCAGCACCTGCTTGAAATAAAATCTGACCTACACTCGTACCGTTCCACTTACCTGTCACTCCTAATAGAGCAGCATCTGCACTAGTACGATTAGCATCTCCAGCTATTTCATTACTTGTGTCGCCTGTTGATTTAACTAAAATACCCTCATCACCTGCATCAGTACGTATTTCTAAATTTTTTGTTACACTTGAGGTTCCAGTTCCAATTCCAACATTGCCAGAAGCATCAATCGTCATTCGTGGTGAATTATCGGTAGAAAACACCATGTCAGCATCTTCACGTTGCTCCAAATTGGCTGTTCCATCAGTGGCTATTCCAACTTGAAAACCATCGCCGTCAGAGCTAGAACCCGTTGTCGTGTTTGTTATTTGAAGTTTAACGCTTTCATTGCCGCCGTTGATATGGAGATGACGCTTTGGTGCTGTAGTTTGAATCCCAACATCACCTGCGCCAGTTACATAAAATAATGCGTTTGACCCATCGTGATCGTTTATCACTAATGCTCTATCAGTGCTTGTTGACCCTGCATGGACTAGCAATCCATAAGAACGATCATCAGTTGCCTCTTGGTTTTTAACTATAAGTGCATAAGCATTATCAGCAACACCATCAGCTAAATCTATATTAGTCGCACCATCAATGTCTACAACATCTAGGTTAGTTGTACCGTCTACGTCTAAGTCAGTAACTACATTAAGATTACCAGCTACAGTGGTTATAGAGGCAGTACCATTACCAATAGTTACATCTACTTCATCCTCTGCATTACCATCTCTTATTTCTAATCCTGATTGAGTTTCACCATCATGTGATGCTACTCTAAACTTCATGTATCCACCTGCACTTGCAGCAGAAGCAGCACTAATATGTGTTTCTATTGAGCCATAATTAACGTCAGCATTATTTTCTGCATTTCTACCTACAAAAAGTATTCTGCCTATTTCATCATCACTAGCAGCACTTGCAGATTCTCTTTCAAATACCATTACAGGTCCAACAGAAGCATCTGCATCTGTAGATTTAAGAGTAAGTTGAGTAGAGTTATCAGAAGTTACAACTTCAACAGAGGTATTAAAAACTGCAGAGCCACTAACATCTAAAGTACCATTAATATCAATAGCTGTAGCAGTAAGATCAATTTCATCAGTAGCACCTAGTGATAATACTGTTCCACTAGAACCTTGAATAAACTGACTTGCATCATTAAACATAATTTTATTAGTGGAGTTTAGTGTAAGTCCAGAACCATCAGTGTGTGTAAAAGTAGTGTCACTGTCAGCACCAAAAGATAATACTGCTCCGTCTGACTGTAACGTAAGATCATCATCAATAAATAAATCAGGTATGGCTAAATCTTGCAAGGCATCTACAATAGCTGCACCTGACCCAGCTCCATCAGAATAAACAGCTTTTGTTTGTCCAGCAGCAATAGTTACATTTGCACCAGACCCTTGTGATATGATAATGTTTTGTGAACCAGAAGTCGCATTTTCAATAAACCACAATTTACTTACAGTATTGGGGCCAAGCGTTATCGTACAGGCGCTATCTAATGAACCTGTGTATTTGAGAAAAATAGAACGTCCCGGATCTGTAGAACCATCTGCTATAGTTGTCGTGTGTGTATCAGCATTAGTTGTTATTGCCTCTGTACCAAAACTAAATGCTTCTGCAATAAGTTCAAGGTTGGTATTAGTGGTAGTTCCCCACGTACCTGATTGCTCGCCAGTTCCTATTTCTTCGAGTCTTAAATCATTAGTGTATACACTTGCCATATTCTATTCCTTATGCCGCTAAATCTGTCCACGTGGTATTTGGCGTAGGGGTGATATTACTATAAGTTGTACTTGGAGACGGAGTTATACCGCTATATGAAGTTCCTGGAGCTGGCACTATATTACCCCAAACTAAAACAGAACTTGTCGCACCTACGGCTTGTAACCCAGTAACGGCAATTGATACATCTACCGTCACTGAAGAAGAACCCACCGCGCCAGTCGCACCAATACCTGTCACACTTACATTGGCATCGGCAGTTACACTAGCTGACCCAACGCCACCAGTCGCACTAATACCTGTCGCACTTACATTGGCATCGGCAGTTACGCCAGCTGACCCAACGCCACCAGTCGCACCAATACCTGTCACACTTACATTTGCATCAGCTGTAATACTCGCAGAACCCACCGCGCCAGTCGCAGTTGGTAAAGCAACATCTTGTCCCCAACCAGCTTCACCCCAACCTTGGGATGAACTGTTCCAACCTAAAAATGCGACCGTGACATCAGTCATTAAGCAATCCTTATAATTGCATTACTAGCATCAGCAGTAGGAAATACGATAGTAAATGTACCATTGCTTGCTGTCTTATCTGCCCCAAAATCTAATACAACGACAGAAGGGTCACCACTAGCGGAATCATTAAATATAAGACCACCCCTAGCAGTAAAACTAGCCGAACTAAATGAAGCGTCTGCAAAATCAGTAAAAGCTGTCGTGCTACTTGTTGTGGGGTCTACCCTAGTTAAAGAAACACCTTTTGCCGAATATGCACTTCCTGAAGTATTAGTGATTTCATTACTAGTAGTATAAGCTGTAGTGGCAGCTGTAAATGACGCACTGTTTGTGTATAAGGCTAGATTAAAAGTATTACCCCCAGAATTTTTAAAATTATGCACACCTTCTAATAATTCTTTTTTAAAAGAGGTACACATAAAATTGCCAGAAAATGCCATCATAATCTCCTTATTAGTTCTGCAAGTTGCGGTTGACCTGCATCTACTATTGCGTTACATACCGTAGTTCTGTCGTTTTTGATACCCTCATAAATATAAAAAGTCACAAGCCTAACAATTTTTTGTCTAAAAGCTTCAGCTTGCGCTCGCACTTCCGGCGTAGCATTATCCGAAACAGAAACAATTTTATCAGCAGCTCTTTCAGCTATTTCTTCGGGTGTAAAACCCCTATCTTTTGTAGTTAAAACTTGAACACTAAAATCATTAGATAAACCTAAAGCATTTGTATGTATCATTGTTTAGGTCTCCTGACTCTACCAACACGGTATTCATCGGTCACTTCTTTAGCTTCACCTAACATTTTCATGCCAGCTATAGCATTTTGTAACGATTTATCATATTGCGCTAATATATCTTGCTCACCCTTCATAAACACGTATGCCTCATATAAGCTACCATACAACATAGCTAATGGAGCGTTTGTACTAAGCCATGTAGTGCCAGAATCAACACCAGCAGTTAAACTTGCTGGACGATATAAGTAATGAAGTTCTACTGCAAAAGTTGTGCTAGGTGTCGGTGCAACAATAAAATTGTTTATATCAAACACAGCATAGTAGCGTGGATTACCAGTAACACTCGCTTTAGGCGCGAACTCCATAATAAAATCTGTATCTTTAAAATCCATAAACACTTCATCGCCACTAGCATTAGTGTACTGTAAACTAAACGGTGCAAGAAAATCACTAGGACAAGATAAAAATTTATCGCTTGCTGTAAAAGCAGCCGAAACATTTTTGCGGAAAAAATTCAATTGTACGTTTTTAAGGATTTTTTCTTCTGCATTTTTTATAAAAACAGATAAGTTGTTTACAAATGTCGTATCATCGTTTTCTGTATAATCTTGTATAGCCGATTTTAATGTAGCAAATGTATAACTCATGTTATTGTAACCTCTACTGTACCGACAATACCTAATCCACGTGTTGAGGTGTTTTGTAATAAAGGAAACACACTTTGACCAACTAAAATTTCTAAAGGCTCTATACGTGCAGGGCGCGGTTCATATAATGCCTGAGGTTCAAAAGGTGGTGGTGTAGGTTCTAGTTGCGGATGTTTTGTTTCAAAACATTCAGGACAAACTTTTAAACCGTTCCATTCTTTGCGTAAATCTAAATAATCATATTGCTGACCACAACGATCACAAATAGCAAGTGCAAATTTTCCAGAAGCATATCTCATGATATAAAGGTGTAGTAATCCCTACTTGGTGTTAAACTCAAACTTGCACGATCACGGTCTTCTGCTGCTGCGCGTTCAAACTCTTCTTCATATATTGCTTTTAACATCTGCATACGATCAGGTGCGCGTTTAATACTAATATAATAAGCTAATCCAGCAGCTAAACAGGGATAAAATCTAAAAGGCATATCTAAAGTATTTTGTGCCGCATCTGCATCATCCATACGCACAAGCCTATCAAACACTAATGTATAAGTGCTAAGATCAGGAGTAGGCCAAAGTTTCACAGTAGGGTTGATTTGTCTATCTACATAAAACTGAGATGGTCGTGCCTGTGTGTTTTTACTAGGAATCGTAATATATTGATCCCTGCTAATACGTGATATAGTAATATCTGATTGATTACTTTCTCCTGCATCTGTACGAATCACTGCTGAAAGTATATCAATAGTATCTGCACCCAAACTATAATTAGCTGTTCCAGCAGTCAAACTTTGACTAGTTTGAGCGATAGTCCACCGATTTAGTCCCCTGTTTGCCCAATCAGCGAGTAACAAATTAAGTGAACGCCGCGCAGTCTTTAGGTCGTAACCTGTACGCACCTCAGTGCCGCAACGTTCAAATGCTTCCTCTATGTATTCAGCTACATCAGGTTCAAAATCGGTAGACCCAGAAACAGCCATTAGCTATATGGTCCTTTAATAACCTTGCTGCTTTTAGCCATGCCACCCTTAGACTTCATCATGCGCTTACCCATCATGCCGCCTTTAGCTTTCATCATACGCTTTTTATTCATTCCGCCTTTAGCTTTCATCATGCGTTTATTACCCATGCCACCCTTAGACTTCATCATGCGCTTACCCATGCCGCCTTTAGCTTTCATCATACGCTTGCCATTACCGTTTTTCTTTTTTGCCATCGCTTTGCTCCTCTTCAGCATAAAGATTGTCAAAAATCTGATTAACATCCATAGTATAATCTAAATCAGACTTTGAATAGTGTATATGTTGAGACGGTTTAAAATCAGGAGCACCTTCTCCAGTTTCAAACCAAGCGGGATGTGTTACTCTAACCCGATTATTTGGCAAAGCCACAATATTGCCAGTATATGCACCAGCGTCTAACAACTCAAGCACATGACTTTGTTTGTGTTGAGCAGGGTCGTCTGCTACCTCACTATCGGTATAATCAACAGTAAAGTAATATTTAGCAGGATAAAGTTCACTGCCGATTTTTGCAAGCCATGGACAAGGTTGAGCTCGGCGTAACGAATATACCGCATGGGTATGCGACATACAGTCCCAAGGTTGTGCTGAGTACACTTCCATAGGGTCTGGGAAATTTTCAAAAGCACCATCGCCAACTAAAGCAGTTATCGGCATCCGCGCCCACATTGCTCCACCATGCACATTAGGCTCATCTTCTTCTACTTCATATCCTGTGAATATTACCTGAAAACTTAGGCAACGATTAGGTATCGTTGTAACCGCTATTGCCATTGCAGCGAGAAACTCACCATGATATTGCTCATGATTACAAGTATACTCTTTGCGCACCCAGCATTTAAAATACGGGATGTTACTTTGTAAAAAACTCATGTTTTCTTTTTACTCTCTTTCTTTTTAGGCTTTTTGCCTTTTCCAAAAATATGGGCATCAACTTTTGCTGCTTTACCTCCAGTTAATACACTATTGACACGAGCCATAGCCCACTGATTAGGTGTTGTTCCTGGACGATGTCCTGTGCGATAAGCGGCTAATCCCTTTTTATACACTCGTGCTAATTGACCAGCCGTAACTTTTTTACCTTTTTTTCGAGCAGCTTCAGCTTTTTTTGTCAAAGATTTTTTAGTAGCCGCGCTAAGAGACATTAGCTTTTCCTTCCTTTTCTGATACTTTCTTTACCTTTTTTAAAAATATTGACAACTTGTTCTTTACCCATCACTTTAGCACGTTGTTCACCCACAGTCAAAATTTGAATTTTACGTGCAAAAGGTTTTTTTAATTTTTTAACTTTAGCAACAGTAGCACGAGCATCACTCGGTGTAGCAAATTTTATACTTACAGTATCCTTAGGGTTTTCGTCAGTATATAATCTACGTCCGCTACCTTTAGGCTTTTTTCCTGTTCCTTTTTTTGGGTCTTGTTTTTTTGCCATTTGTACCAGCTTTCTTTGTTGCACCAGCTATAATATCGGCTCGCGTAATTTTATTACGTGGTTCAGCTAGAGCTGCTAACTTTTTTTGTTTGGGGGTCATTTTCTTTGCCATTAAGACTTCCTCGTTTTTTTGGGTCTTTTTGCTTTGCCATTACCAACCATACCTTTTAATGTTTTAGCTTGGCCTTGGTGTGTTTTTACAGCTTTATTCAAACCTTTTATTACACCTTTTACTTTCTTTTGATTTCTTTTTGTTAAGGGCATTTTTTTCTCCGTTAAGACTTCTTCATTTATCCGAATTTTTTACGAAAAGCTTTTGTGTGCTTAGATTCTTTTGTTTTCCTACGTTTGCCTGATTTTGTTTTATCTGTAGGGAAATTATAGGCAGTAGGATCACTGGCACTTTTTTTACGATTACGCTCTATTTCTTTTTTGCGTTTGGCTTTATCTTCAGCAGATAACCCAGCTAAATATTTTTTAGGGATTTTGCTTTTTCGACGACGAGAACTCGGTGCTTTGCGAACTGTTGAAGCTGTCTGAGCACGAGATATAGCCATACCTACACATCCTTTTGTAAAGCACGATCGAGTTTATCTTCTAACCTATGTAATGCTTCCATAACTTGACGCATATCATCACGCATCTCAGTGCGTGTGGCATAATCCTCACGTGTACGGTTTAATAATATTTCAACACGTTTAAGTTCTTTTGCTTGCGAAGATAAAAACCAAGCACCGCCCATAACCACAATACCGATGAGCGTATCGATTATATGAACTAAATCCATCGTCACCACGCTTTACAAGACCAATACCGCGCACTAAATTTATCTTTGGCAGTATCGCAATTATGTCGAGCTCTAAACGATTTACGACGTGCAGGTTGGTCTTTTTTTATTGACATATTAGGATCGCCAAATCTAACCAATTTGACTTCATTACCTTTTTTTGCCAATACCGCAGATTTTTTCTTAGCTTTTGGAGTGCGCTTGGGTTTATTGTATCCTGGAAAGGTTTCACCTCTGTACTTCAACTTACCGCTCGGTGTGCGCGTTACATCTTTTGTAGTCGCCATCAGAGCCTCACATACTAAACGTTGTACTTTTTCCGCATTTGCAAGATAATCGTATATGTATCTGCGCTAGTATGTCCAACAGTAGTAAACATAACGTCCCCTGTTTTACCACTGCCAGCGTTATTAGTAAGTCCACCAAAATAAGTGTAATCGTGGTCACCGCTTTGATTTTCACCAAGTTCGATACAAAACGCATCAGTAGAAGCATCAAAAAGTATTTGTACTTTCATTCCTATACACTGCCACCAAATACGCTCGATGGTTACTTCAGTGCAAGCATCACCATTGGTATTTGTTGCAAGTGCAGATACATCAACCTTTTTAACTGCACTCTCTCCAGTTCCGTCTGAAATGTTGGTAAATTTCATAACGGCCTGTGTCGGGCCATCTATTAAGGTTTGCGAGGTTACAGCATCAGCCATATCGATAACTCCTTACAATAATTAAGAAGCATCTGATGAGCTTGAAAGGCCAAAGAACTTCATGACTACAGTTGTATCTGCTCCAGGATCACCAGAAAGCACAATTTCAACTTCATCTGCCGTTTCTGTAGCAGCCGTTGTTGTGCCGCCGGACATACCTAAAACGCCATTACAAGGGAAAAACCCTTTAAATCCAGTGCTGTTCACAGCGGCAGATATACCATCTACAAACCCATCAGTATCTGCATCAGTTCCGATATCATTAAGAGTAACACTATTAGATGCAGCACCAGTTACGGCAATCATCACAGCCATAGGTATAAAATTTGATGGAATGCCAATAGCAGATTCTTTACCTGTTGTTGCACCGTCAGCTACAGTCACAGTAGCGGTGTATACAGACATAGTCATTTCGCTCGTAAGAGCACCTGTGGTAGAACTTTTAACAATATTTTTGAACCCATTTTCCGAACGGACGGGTCCATTAAAGGTTGTATTAGCCATGTATATCTCCTGTCTTGGCTAGTGTCAGTCGCCCAATGCAACTGTCAGGGACATGTTTAGTGTAGGCAAAAATGAAGGGAGGCACAAGCCCCCCTTCACAGTTTTTATCGAGCAGTATATTAAGCTCCAGGAGAACCAAACACACAACGTGGGTCAGATACACCGAAGCTGTAACGTTCGCGAGCTTTGTAGCGGACGTTACCTGTATCAAAATCACCTTCCATAGATGTTTTGATTGGGCTGCGCACAAAGTGTTTAAACCCATTAGGCGCATCAGTTTTGATAAAAAACGCATCGGTATCTGTTAAAAAGTGGTTAACAACATAACCTTCAGGCAACATACCCATGTTGCGCAGAGCGTTAATATCATTATCTGCTGTCGCAGTGCGTAAATTAGATGCCATCAAACGTTCAGCTACAAACTGCAACGCTGGTGGAATAATTAACTTACGACCTTGCAATGCAATTTTAAGGCCACGTTCATCAATAAACGCCGAGATATCAATAAGAGATTGCTCAAGTGACGTTTCATTAAGATCAGCCGAGGTAGCCAGCTCATTAGCAAAATTACCACCACCCACAGTTGGGTGGTCTGTCGCACAAAGCTCTTTACCATCGCCAATAGCAAAAGAACTATCAAACGCATTGTTAAGAACAGCCGCCGCTTTTACTTGCTTGGTGTTAGCCATAGAACGAGCCAGCGCACGAGTGTAACGAGAACTTAAGCGGTCATAAAGGTTATCCTCTACAGCCTCTTCCGTAATCGCAAACGCAAGCGCAATCGTTTCATGGGTGTACCGTGCAGTAAATGATTCGTTTGCCATATCAAATGATACAGCCTGTCCCTCACCTTTAACTGGTGCGGCACCAAATCCAGACAGCATTACCTCCTCTTCAAACGCACGGTCTGAAGTTTCACTTTCAAAAATTTCGGTATGTTCATCATCATACCGATCGTATTCCAATCCAAAAAGAGCATTGAGTCCTGGCTCAAGTTCTTTAAGGAGTTGTGATCTTGCAATAGCCATATCTATATACTCCTATAAGCCAGTGGTTGATAGATGGAAAGGAAGGTTTAGTCGCACAAGTGCGATTACACCAGCTGAGGCGTAATCTATACCCTCAACGTCTTTAAAGCCAACGATACGGAAGTTATCTGTTGCCGTTGTAGCTCCTGCTGTTGCTACAGCAAGTTCTCCTGCGGAGATACCTGTTGAACCAACTTGCGACCCAAAAGTCGCCCCTTCAGCATTCGAGTGAATCAATGCCGTTGCGGTAGCAAGGTTTGTAAGACTTGCATCGCAATTGATTTCATACACTTGAAAAGGATTATCATATACAAAAACTGTTGCTTCCGTACCTGATTTTAGGGACGCAGTCCCCGGATAGTTATTGTCAAACTTGGGTGTGCCATCGAGTGCAGTATATTCACACCCTGCCATAACACCTAGGATTGCAACCGAACCACCGTCTGCCGCACTTACATCTACGAGGCCATTTGTTAGTGGAATTACCATATCACCTTGATAAATAGCTGATGATGATCCAGCAACTCCATTAATTTGTACCTTGTAAGGCGTCAATCCGTTGCTATTCGTTGCAGAACCTAGGAGATTATGGGGACGCAACCCAAAGGCGCTATCAGTATTAGCCATAATTTAAGCTCCAATTATTCGGCAGAATTATTTCCACCGAAAGTTACACGAGACTGCCTATCAGGTTTAGTGATAGGCATAGACGGATGTTGCTCCCTCATAAGATCATTATCTACAGCAGTCATTTGATCAGCAGTTTGCTGCTGAAAATGTGCATTGCGCTGTCGACGTGTTTCTTCAGGGAACCTTGCGAGTACCAGACCCCCCACACCAATTACGCCAGCATGTTTACCATCTTGGACTGTTGGTGCTTCAAAATCAGGAAACTCATCGGCGCGAACTAATTCAAAGCCTTCGCGAAGGCGAGCAGACAAGTTTTTCTTATCATCATAACCCATAACAGATTCACGGATCCAACGATGTACAAAACCATCCGGTGCAGGTGGTGCGTCTAAAGTAGACGGAGGTCGCCAAGGTTTAGCTCGGCTGTTAGTGTCCCGAGTTTGGGAACTGCGTGGGCTTCTATTACTCATTGTAATTCCTCACGATTCATTCATACGCAGTAATTGTTTCGCGTATTGCTCTTTTGTTATACCAAGTTTTTGTGCGATTGCAACTTGTGAAGGTGACAACTTTACAGATTTTTTATTACTTCGGGTTGTGCCACGACTGGCAGAACCCACTGCAGGAGTGTTGCGGGACTTGGCTACTCCGTTAAATTTATGAGGAAATTCAGAACGTATGCGCCTATCTACCTCGGCATAATATTCATCGGTATTTCCATCGTACCCTTCGACTTCAGTCAGCTGTTTATGAATGCTAAATGCGGTTATAGTCATAGGTTCATCAGCACCAAACCACTCATTTTGTGCAGCCCATGCTTCTGCTTTTGCGTCAGGTTTTTTAGGCGCTGGTGCTTGTTGTGGTTGTTGAGCCTGTTGTGGTTGTCCTTGCGGTATTTGCGCGACTTGTGCCTGTTGCGCTTTCACATATTTTAAGCGCTCATTCTGACTTGCCACTTCTGCCAGCTGACGTTGTGCCTCTACTTGGCGTTCAATATCACCACGATCAATCGCATCCTTTAATTGATTGCGTAATAACTCATCTTGAACTTTAACTCTGTTTTCAAACTCAGCTACAAAAGAAGCATCTAAACTATTACGCTGTTGCTGGGATTGTTGTAATTGTGCTTGTACAGATTGTGCATATTCAAGAGCTGCTTTTTCACGGCGCTCTGCTTCTCGCATTTTAGCTGTTAATTTGCTTATGCGTTTTTTAACGCCTTCACTGTATTGTTCAAGTTCTTGTTCACTATCGTCAGGTTTTGCCGCTTTTTCTTCCGGCGGTTCTGGTTCAGCTGTTACTTCAGTAGTTTCATCTTCTACCTCAACTTCTACAGCATCTTCGATTTCGTCAGTATCTGGTTTAGTGTTTTCATCTTGCATGGGGCATCTCCATGTTACAGGTGCAGAATATCATCTGGACTATTTATTGTTGCTAAGATTTCATCATCATTCAGCAAGCGCACTTCGCCGCCTTCTATTTTAAAACGGCTCCCAGCGTACCGCCCAAAAATTACCCAGTCGCCCTCTACACACCAAGGTTCATCGCCGCCAAATTTATCATAATCTTGGTAAGCTAATGGTCCAACTTTCAACACATACCCACACACAGTACCAACTGCCTCACGTTCACGTGCTTCATCGGGCAATAAAATACCACCCTGAGTTTGTTTACGACCTTGATACGGCAATAATAAAATACGCCAGCCTGTAGGCTGGGGCATACGATCTATTGCTTTTGTTGAAAGTTTGGTGGGATCTAGAACGACGTCTTCTTGTTTAACGTATGCTTTCTCTAGTTCACCCTTGGATTTTTGTTTATTTGCAAGCCGATCTGGCACGAGCAGAGTTTTAGTCATCTGATATCCTATTTAGCAGGGTTTTTAAATCCTGTTCAGTTTGTGCAAGTTCCCCAAGTTTTGCTCGGAGTTCTTTAAAAGCGGTGAAGTCCCCAACAGGGCCATAACAAATGGCCTCTATAACAGACTCCCTCCGTTCTTTAATGAGTTTAAGCAAATTATCATAAATGTAAAGGTCATTCATAAAATTAACTCAAAATGTGGGCCATCCATAAACGGTCTCCGGTCCTGCGACCTG